TGAAGACTGCGTATGACCACAGGAAACTCGATGCACTGTACCGCAGCACATCGCACGGCACAATGATTACAACTCCCGGTTTTGAACTGCTGGGATGTCTCGCGCAGGATGGCCCAACAGTTGAGGAGCCAGAAGTTCCTGTAGATAAGAAATAGAGATTCGATGCATGGTGTAGATTTGCACGCACGCCATTCAGGCGTAGAGGCGGCGCATCGAAAGTCGCGGTAAGGCAATGTCCAACCGCGCATAACTGAGAGAGACGCATAAGCTACGTCTCGTGTAGCGGCTGCAACCCGCCCTCAGTAGCAGATGTTTGGGAAGTGATCATCCCTCGATCTGCACGCAAGACTGAGTAGACAACAGGTGACAGCCCTGCAAACGTCAGCCATTATGACGGCTGTTCTACTAGCTTGCACATGGCGTAATGCTGCGCCAAGGCCAACTCAGCGTTCACGGACGAGGTTCCGCTGTTAACACTCATCCACGATAAAAGCAGCGCAGAGGAACGTACGGTGGTAGCGTTCTATGTAATTCTCGCCACTACGCAGTATGGCTACTCACGCGGCGTATCCGCAAAGAGTGCCGCTGCGCTTTCGGAGCTACCTGTCCCGAAAAACTTATAAGCCCACGTCCACATATGCGCCGGATTCGAGCGCGTGAGAGGTGGCTGGTAACAGGAAAATTTCTAAGTGTTGTCGAACCTCCTTCCCAGTGAAGGAGGTTTTGTTGTTTATACGCCCAGAGACGGCGCAGCTTCTTGTCTCACTTCATCTTGCCCGAAAGCCACTCAGAGCGGTGGGCAGTGGAGTTGTTTATGCGTGCATCTTCTTATTTGGCAAAGTTGTACAATCTATATAACCAGAGATTCTTTGCAGGAAATTTACCGGAAGGTGTGCGGTTGTACTTTGCACAAAAACTGGATAAAGTCGATACTAGAGACGGGAAACATCGCAGTACTTGTGCGGTGACCTACTTCTACAAAGAAGGACCACCTAAAATTATCATAAGAAAAACTGCAACTTCAAACATGCGTCACATTGCTTCTGATCTTTTACATGAGATGGTACACATATCTATGCCTAACGCAGACTGTGAAAACAGGAACCATAATAGTGTGTTTCAAAAAGAAATGAAACGCATAGCAAATGCAGGAGCTTTTAATCAGGTTTGGTAACAAAGAACCGCTGGACTAATTACCCAGTGTAGAGCCGAGGGTGCCCGATAGCCTCTCGGCTCAACCTACTATCGGAGGAAACATGAATAAGCAAAGAGTAAATAGATATGCTACTGATGCGGTCTATAGGGAAAAACAGAAAGCACGTAGCAAGGAACGGCAAGAAAGACCTGAAGTACGCGTACAGAAAAACGCAAAAGCGCGGCAATTAAGGCAAGAACAAAGTTTAGAAGAAAAGCGACAAAGAAGAGAACACATTCGGGACCGTCAGTACAATAACACCGAAGAAGACAGAAGACTCATACTATGTAAGCAGGGTGGGATGTGTCCAATATGCAATAAACCTCTGGACTACGAAGTAGCCGTGGTAGACCACAATCACGAGTGCTGCCAAGAAACCAATAGGTCTTGCGGCAAATGTGTGCGCGGTATGTTGCACACAGCTTGTAATTCTATGATTTTGTCGGTAGTAGAGAACAAAGCAGTAGAAGTAGAAAATGCAAGAAAATACCTCAGGAGACTCAGAATGTCAATTGAAACAGTTGTTGAAAAAGTTGAAGGTGAAGTAAAGAGTGTTGCCGAAGCCGTTGTGGCTGAGGTCAAGAAGATTGAAGGTGAAGTAGTTGCCAAAGAAAAGGCAGCAGTAGTCGAAATCAAGTCCGAAGAAAAACTAGTACTACGTGAACTGGAACTAGAATTTCTAAAAAGTCAGATGGAGATACAGCGTCTCTCAAAGTTGGCTGAGGAAAAGTCAAAGACTTACACAGCGTATGTTGAGAACCTGTACAAGAATTACCTGTTGACCAAAGTCGAGTATGTGTTCGACGGTGCGGTAAATTCCTTTAAGAAACTGTAAGGAGCCGTAATGGCTGACTCAAAAGAACCGAAAACAACCCAGACGGACCCAGAAATTCCGTCTGGGTCTACAGCTTTAACTGTGGCAAACCAGCATGGTGCTCTGCATGAGGTTATAAAGGACGGGAAGTCTGGGAAGTTCTTAGCAAAGAAGAAACCACTTCTCCCAACCATAGAGTTCACGCGCAAAGAGCGCAAGATTCTGAACACACCTCGTGAGCAAGGTGATAAGAAGGGAATGGCGGAACATGAAATATCCTTCCGAAACATCCTTCGTATATCACAGATCGACACAACTGACGCCAAAGAAATGATGGCGGTAGTGAAGGCGTACGAGATAGTGATGCGCCGAGCACTGGGCAAAGAAGCAACGTCGGAGCAAGACTTAGACAGGATGGAAAAGCAGTCCATAACTGGTTACTTCATACAAGCCCCGGCACTTCCCAATCCAGCAGTTGAAGATGGAGACAAGCCAAAAGACAAACCTACACAACCGTCGTATGCAGAGGTAATTGGCGTAGTCACGAACGAAAAGAAATAGAGGCAACTCAGTGCCCCGTAAAAAGATTGTAGATGCAGTAGTGCAGAAGCCTTACATCAATGCGGATGGAACGTTGAATTTCAACAAGGTTTTCATGTTCCAGCCTAAGCAGATGGAGTTGCTAAAGAATGTTTCACGCAGCGGCGCTCTGGGCACAAAAGAGTACGTGCAACCAGTCGCAGGCCAGTGTCTCAGCACTGGAGGTATCCGTTCAGGTAAAACTTGCGGGTGGCTGATGTTCTTCGTGATGCATTATTGCTTGCGGTGGAAGAACTGCAACCTTCTAGTCCTCCGTAGAAACTTCAAAGAGTTGGAAAACGGCGCGATTGCTGACTTCAAAGCATTCATGCCGCCTGAGTTGTATGAGTATGACCAGACGAAACACGTAGCGACATTGCAGAATGGCTCGCGTGTAGTCTTCGGCCATTGCCAGAACAACAAAGATCGAGATATTGAACAGTACTTAGGACAGGCATACCCAGCAATCATCGTTGATGAATGCGGCCAGTTCTCGCCGGATGCATGGATGATGCTTTACTCACGTAACATCGTCAACGCAGCTTGCGAACGTGATGAAGCAGGAAACCTGCCCATCCCAGCCATCGTAGGATGCACGAACCCCTTGGGTCCACACTACGAATATTACCGTACCCTGTTCGTCCAGAAGGAGCCATGGAATCCCAGTGAGAACGTAAAGCGTGATCCTGTGGATGGTTCATGGTGGGAGCAGATTTCTGGAGAGTGGAACAAGGTTTACGATCCAGACGAATACGCTTATCAGCGCTCGACAGTGATGGACAACCCAGAACTGCTCGCACGCGATCCCGGCATCATTGCACGTTTGCTTTCCATGCCGAAGGCGAAGCGCGACAAAGTTTTATACGGGTACGATGGTCAGGTCGAGGGTCAATACTTCGATTGCTTTGATCCTCAGTACCACGTACTCAACCTCAGAGAAGAACCCGACGCAATTGTTTGGCAGGACTATCAGCCAGTGTGGGCGGGAGAAGACTGGGGAATGCAGCACGCCAACGCCACTTATCTCTTCACGAAGGCGATGGTCAGGAACTCAGTTGGAGACGACTACAGACTCAAGACTGTGTGTTTCGCTGAATTGGTTGTGACAGGTGGCAAGACGATGGATGAACTAGCGTCCCTCATCAAAGCCAAGTGCCACCGACCAGACGGCGTCCCTGTCAAACTCAACGCAATCTACTTCTCTCACGAAAAGTTCAATCGCCAGATGGATGACAGGACACCTGCGAACGAATACTCTAAGGCTTTGAGACTTGTGGGCCTGCCGCCAGTTACAGCAGCAACGCAAGATCGCATAGGTTCCGCATCGCTGATGTACAACGCCATCAAGAAGGGTGAACTTGTAATCCTCGACACTTGCAAGGAGATAATTCTTGCGATCCCGTCGCTGATGCGAGACCCAAAAATACTAGATGATGTGCTCAAGGTTAACGCTAAAGGCGATGATGCGTACGATGGTTTTCGTTATGGGTTGTACGGTCACCTTGCAGCTAGAAAGAAGCCTGCTGCACAAGCAGAAGCCGAACGAGTTATTGCTTTGAAAAAGTCCGACCCATTAGCTGCTCACTTCTTAAAAATGAAGCTAGACGCAGAATCTGCGAACAGGACATCATCATTCAGACCACCAGATCAACCTGTGTGGGTTGGAAAGCAGGATCAGTGATGAGTTGGACAGGAACTATCAGAGATTTGTGGGATGATCTATTCTACTCTTCATTAGTTCAGCGTCTTGAACAAGACCTGATGCTGTGCAGAGCGGACGCTCAGCAGTTGCGCCAAGACAAAGATGCAGTGATTGGTGATCTGCGTTCGGAGAAGGCACTCCTCCAAGCGAAGGTTGGTATGTACGAACTGAACATCAATCGGCGCGTGGGCATTGATCCGGCAGCAAAGAACCCAAAGAAGCCCAGCTTCGCCAACTTCAACTCCCCACCAGCGCTATCGGCGTGGCAGAAGGAAGTAGCAGAGCACGACGCACGGATCGAAAAGGAATTGGAAGAAGAGGCATTGGCCTCGAAGGGCGCAACTAATGTCTAAGAAAGAAATCAGCAGCATCTATATAACCTGCGAGGAAATTGACGGCAAGGACGCATACCGTACCGAAGTCAATTACAAATCAAAACAGTCCATATCACAAAAACGTGGATGGGTTCCTTCCTCAACGGGAGAGTCGGAAAGATTCACAAGCACCTCGTGCGAAACTTTGTGTAAGAAACTAAAAGAAGTACTAGGTGGTTGTAGCAAGTAAATCGGCACTGCCGAAGAGGAGCAACAATGTTCACAGCAAAAAATGGCAAGAAGTTCGGTAGTGTCTTCGCAGGTAAGCATTATGACGAAAATCACACGGAAGACGGGATGCACTCTGAGTCTCCTGAGCACGAAGCCAAAGAAAGTCCTGAGTTCGAAGCTGGAGAGCAAGAAGGCGCTAAGGAACACGAAGGTGTTGAAGCCAACGAAGGTGATGAGCATAACGGCGAGATGAATGAAGAAACCGGAAAAGAAGAGCATGAAGGTGAGCAGCACCCGGTAGTAGCGGCCCATGGACCTGCCCACAAAGTGGTTATTCATCACGATGAAAAGTCTGGACGCCACACTGTGACGAGTCATCACAAAGACGGCCACATGCACACGAACGTACACGAGAATGCAGCGGACGCACACAAAGAGGCGAGTGATCTCGCTGGAGTTCCACCCGCTGGCAAAGAAGGCAACGAAGAGAAGATCGGCTTTGGCCACAAGGATCAAGGACAGCAAGGTGCACCAAGTGAGAGCGACGGCTTTGCGATGCCCAATTTAGTCTAGTCCAAGGAGTAGACATGCCGTTCGAGTCTAAGGCGCAGCAAAGATTTCTGTACGCTCATCCCGAGAAAGTAGGCGGGAAGAGCAAGCTGGCTGAGTGGTCTAGCGCCACCGATTTCAAAACTCTGCCAGAGAAGAAACGAAAGTCCGCAGGGCTTGGGAGAAAGCGCAATGGCTAACAAGTTTGCAAGCGCATCAGCCCAAACTAAGGAACCTAAGACTAACTATGTTGACTACAAAGTCGGTGGTTCAAAACATTGTTTTAATTGTGAATACTTTAACAGAGAAACCAGTAGTTGCTCTGGTCCACACATGGAAGAGCTAAGCAAAAGAACGAAGTTGCCCAACGGTGAAGTTAAAGTACACCCCGTGGGACTTTGCAAATTTTGGGAGGCAAAATGATTGGCTTCGGAGCACCAAAGAAGAAACCAGCAGTACCCGTGGCATCCGCTTCGCTAGACTCCACGCAGATGCCTTCGTGGATGGGTGGTGAAGCACCTACGCCAGCACCACGCAAGAAGAAGCCTAGGATTGATTCTGGTGGGCAACTCGCACGAGGAAGCATGAGGGCAGCATGAGCCTAGGCATGGGACGACGCCCGAAGTCAAAGCTGCCTGAGCCTTCTTCGAACACGAAGAACACAGGGAAGCAAGACTACATGGGCGAGTTGATGCACACTAAGAGGGAGAAACAACCATGGCAATCGGCTTAGGAAAGCGCACGAAGCTGGACCCGAGTCCACAGCAAAGTCCACTAGGCTCTAAGGACCAAAACCCTACCTCCTTCAAGCGTGTTACCATGAGTATTCGAAAAGGAAGCAATGCGTTTGCTACGAAGAAACGTGGCAATGATGGCGTGAACGTATACTAGGAGAAGTTATGGCAACAGGCATAGGTCATAAGAAGCATAAAGTGGACCTAGGTTCACACGGCTCCTTTAGCGTTAATAAAGGTGGT